TTTATTATTATTTTATTATTATTTTATTATTATTTTATTATTGTAAGTTAAAAAATAATCTTAAGAATTGTACCAGTATCCTAATCTTTTATAATGAAATCCAAATATAAATGCTGTTATAATCCCATAATATAATGATTTATTATTTATAAAATTTTCAAATTGTTTACTAAATCCAACGTACACTACATTTGAAGGTAATGGATTATTATATAAATATATTAAAATCAATAGTGGTACAAGTATGAAATCACACATATTAGTTCCTTTAACATAATTATCACGGTATGTATTTAAAATATACCGCGTTATATAATATATAATAAGATTCGGTATCGCACTATTATAGCCATAAACAATATCAATTATATATAACCCAGTTCCAATTACTGTTAATGTAATTGCTTCGATTAATTGTAATGGAAAAAAATATTTATATGCAAAATGAGGATATAATCTTAGTATAAGCGTGTCTTTATCAATGTAACTTATTGGATATATCTTCAATATTTTTTTAAACTCTATAATGGGTTGCACCCGCTCTTGCTGTTGCTCTTGTTGTATTTGTTTTCCCCAACAACAGCCATAATAATGACATCCAAATCGTCCTACTCCGCAACTTAAACATAATGTTTTACAGATTATGTTACAAATAATATGCAAAGGAATTCCGTATAAATGTAAACAAAATGCATAAATAGTATACCCGTATACTGAACCAAATGAATAAAACCTTGGACGTATTTCACGAAAATTTAAACTTAAATAATGTTGTAAATTATTATCTGCAAATATATTCGCGCATAAAGGTATAAGAAATGCCGGAATAAAAGATAAATAATTTTCTATATATCCTGCAATCACAAATGAAGATAAAACATAACTAGCATATGTAAATAATCCAAAAATGGTAAATATATTATTTCCGAACTTTACAGATATCATAAAATAAAAATAAATAAAAAATACTTTACTTTATATATATTATTATACTTTTTAAATTAATTTATTATGTTATTATTATTTTATTATTATTTTATTATTATTTTATTATTATTTTATTATTATTTTATTATTATTTTATTATTTAATTTTTTTATGATGAACACATTGTGCACGTATTTACATCTTCATCTTGATAAAATGGAAGGTTGTCATTCTTTTCATCCTCAGTTTTTACATTCGTTGAAGGTGGCTCAATTGTAAACTGCTGCGCTTGATGTTTTGGTTTTCGTCGCAAGTAGTAAAGTCCTGTTTTAACTCCCTTTGACCAAGCATAAAAATGCATCGATGTTAGCGACTTGTAATTCGGCTCCTCCATCCATAAATTTAAACTCTGACTCTGGCAAATAAATACCCCTCGATCTGCCGACATGTCAATCACGTCTTTCATTGGTATCTCCCACACCGTTTTATACTTGTTGCGCAAATGTTCGCTTAAATGTGTTAAATGTTGAATGCTTCCGCGATTGGCAATAATATTATTCTTTAACCGCTCATTCCAAAGTCCCATCTCAATCAACTCTTTCATCAAATACTTGTTCATTACTATAAACTCACCCGCCATCGTTCTTCTTGTATAAATATTACTTGTAATCGGTTCAAATGCTTCATTATTTCCAAGAATTTGCGAAGTGCTTGCAGTCGGCATGGGCGCAAGCAGTAACGAATTACGAAGCCCATGCTCAACAATCGACGCTTTCAACGCACCCCAGTCATATCGCGTAGTTCCAGGTTCGTACTCCCACATGTCAAACTGTAAAATGCCTTCGGATGCAGGCGAACCTTGAAACGTTTCATATGGTCCGTGACTTTTCGCAAGTTCCATTGATGACTCAAGTGCGGCATGATACATGGTTTCAAAAATTTGCTTATTTAATTCCTTTGCTTCAGCGCTAGAAAATGCGTAATTCATCATCATAAACACGTCGGCCAGACCTTGCACGCCAATTCCGATAGGACGATGGCGCATATTACTCTTTTTTGTTTTTTCAGTTGGATAATAGTTGATATCGATAATTCGATTCAAATTATAGGTTACAACTTTTGTTACCGCGTGCAACCCCTCAAAATCATAATAAGGTTCATTAGAATCTGTTGTCGGAGGTTTGACAAATTGATTCAAAGCAATGCTTGCCAAATTACATACCGCGGTTTCAGTGTTATCAGAATATTGAACAACTTCGCAACATAAATTGGAACTCTTTATAACCCCCAAATTCTTTTGATTTGATTTCTTATTGCACGCGTCTTTATACAGTAAATACGGCGTTCCAGTCTCCATTTGACTATCCAGGATTTTAAACCATAAGTCTCTCGCATTTATTTTACACTTCTCTCGTTTTTCGCTCTCATAATGGTGATACAAGGAATCAAAATCATAACCACACATATCAGATAGACCGGGACACTCACTCGGCGAAAATAAACACCACTCCTCATTCGCTTTTACCTTTTTCATAAATAAATCAGGAATCCACAACGCATAAAACAGGTCACGCGCTTTCAACTCTTCGTCTCCGTGGTTTTTCTTGAGCTCTAAAAAATCGCAAATATCTGCATGCCACGGTTCTAAATAAATTGCAAAACTACCGTTTCGACGCCCGCCTTGGTCCACATATCGTGCCGTGCTATTAAATACCCGCAACATTGGAACAATTCCAGTAGAAGCGCCATTGGTTCCAGCAATTAAACTACCCTTGGCTCGAATATTGTGAATGTGAAGTCCGATCCCGCCTGCCCATTTTGAAATGTCTGCACAGTCACTCAGCGTATTAAAAATTCCAGACAAACTGTCTTCCTCCATCGCAATCAAGTAACACGAACTGAGTTGTGGACGCAGAGTTCCCGCATTAAAAAGCGTTGGCGTGGCATGCGTGAAATATTTTTGTGACATCAAATCGTATGTTTCTTTTACTCGTTTTAAATCGTCACCGTGAATGCCAATTGCGACCCGCAACCACATGTGTTGTGGACGTTCAATAATCTTTCCATTTATCTTCATCAAATACGAATATTCCAGCGTTTTCAATCCAAAATACTCGATCAAGTAGTCACGCTTATATTGTATCATACTTTCAAACACATCTTTATACTCTGTAACGATCTTCATCAATTCATGCGATACCAAAGGAGATCGAACATACTTGCCATTTTTATTTTCATAAAGCGTTTTCATCACTTGATAAAAAGAATCGCTCGTGTTTTTGTGATTATTTGAAACGGTAATATAACTGGCAAGTGTAATATAATCGGGATGCAGCGTGGACAATGTTGCACATTGTTCTGAAGTTAATTCGTCGATTTTCATAGTAGGTATTCCATCATATAATTGATCGATCACTTTAATAATCAACGACGAGTAATTAATAGAAGTAATTGCTGCCATTTTTCCCAAATTTTTTACCCGATTCAAAATTTTATCAAATGCAACATTTTGAAATGTTCCGTCCCTCTTTTTCACGCGCATTTCTTTTTCTTCTTCCATGGTTGTTAAACTAGTTTTACTTATTTTTTAAAACCGGTAATATTATTCTTTTACAAATTTTGTTTATATTTATTTCATTGAATATTAATAATTTATCTTGTTGAACATTTCATTTTTTAAATAATACTATATAAAATAATATAAAAAATTATACTATTTTATATTAAAAAATGTCGAATCCTTCACAACCATTATCTCCTTCTTCATATATTCTTCTGTTGTTTGTTATGAATAAACCTTCTTGTTTGAAAACAGATTCAAATACAAATTATGACGAGCTTGTAAAAGCATATAAAGAAAAAGCGGAGGCGCATAATAAAAAAGTGCGCAACTCTGAGCATGCCGATTCCGGTTTTGACTTGTTCGTTCCGTTTGATTACTCAGAACATGTAAATGGTTATACAGAAAATCGCATTTCAAGTGTAACATTTCGTGCTCCATTGGGTATAAAATGCAACATGTCACGGTTTTGTCCAACATCTAACGGGAATAAATTTATTCCATGTGGATATTACTTGTATCCTCGTTCCAGTATTGTAAAAACGCCGTTTCGACTATCAAATTCAGTTGGGATTATCGACTCCGGATATAGAGGAGAAATTATGGCCGTTGTTGATAACATTGACTCTGTAAACAATGACACAAAAGTATGTATTTGTAAACACATGGCTCCAATGACGCGAATGTTTCAAATATGTTCGCCAACACTAGAACCGTTTTTTGTTAAAATTGTTGACAGCGAAGAAGAACTTGGGTCAACTGAACGCGGAAATGGCGGATTTGGTTCTACAGGATTATAAAACATATATTGGACACTTTATTCAAAAAATTTATTCAAAAAAAAAGATTTATTTTTTTTTACTAATAAAAAATGATTACATTTATAATTTTATATAAATGTAATATATACCTTTTATTTATTCATTTAATAATTTATATTTATATATTTATATTTATAGTTTAGATAAATGTCAGTGGCAACATTAAAGAAAAAAACATTTCGAGGAGGCAATCCGCGCGTGGATCCGATATCCGGAGTCGGAAACAACGGATTTTCTCTTAACGGATGTCTTCGCAACATTGGAGGAGTCGGACAATTTCGAATGGTCAGTAATGTAACACGCACGCTGTTTCGAGGAAACACACCGGTAGGGTGGGGAGGATGCTGTGGAACTTATCCGCAATACATTGCAAATTCAGGAAACTGCTGCACAAATGACGCCTCCATTGTAAAGCTGTCAACCAAAAATACAAAAGGAATGTTGGACGAGAAATATTTAGGAATTCTTCACGGCGCATATCCAAACACCTGGGTAAAAGATGACGACAACAGTTACAGAATCACGGATACACAATCACAGTACATTGAATCTCTATCGTGGAAAGCGGGATCGTGCAAGTTTCAAGCAAATGCAACAGGAAACACAACGGTTGCAGATGCAGAAGTGTGCAAATGTGCGCAAGGTAAATTTTATCACATTGGCGGGAAAAAATATAGATTCTATAATCCAACCACGAAATTTGTCGGAGGGTATACGACACAAGGCCAATATATTACAACTGGCGGTGTTGCAAAAAATAACTACTTGCCAACGCCACCATGTGCAAGACCGTTTCCTTACTCACTGGCTCATAACGGGTGTGATGTCAACTATAACACAATTGAACAAGCTGCAGGAAGGGGTTACATACTGCCTTGAGCACTACGCTGCAAACATGTTGTTTTTTATAAATTTATAAAATAATAAAATAAAACAATCAAAAATAATAATGACGACATTATATTTTTGATTTAATAAATAAATAAATAATAAATGAATGAATGAATGAATTGTTATCGTACTACACGACCATTTAAAAATTATTCACGGTGGGAAGAACGACCACGGCGGGAAGTGCGACCACGACGAGAACTGCGACCACGGCGGGAAGTGCGGCCACGACCGCGACCATGAGATCTGGATCTAGAATGCTTTGCCATTTTATACTTGTTGTTATATATTCTCTAAAGAAAAAAAATAAAATGAATTATATAAATAATTAAATTATAAAAATGATTCGAATATTTAAATAATATGATAAATAAATAAATATTTCATTTAAAAATATCCCTAAATAATTATCTGAAAAATATTCCTAAATAGTTAAAAATATATCTAAATAATTATCTGAAAAATATGTCTAAATAATTATCTGAAAAATATGCCTAAATAATTATCTGAAAAATATGTCTAAATAATTATTTACTTTTAAAATCATTTTACACTTATGAAAATTTCTGTAATTCCAGATAAATCTGACTCGAAGTAGTTACCAAATTGTATCACTATGCCAATACATTCCGTCACCTTTTTTAATTTGATAAATGCTTTTAAAAAGGTCTAAGCGCGCAAGTGGACAATTTGCTCGATATTTATCCAGCGGATGCGGGTTGATTTTAAGTTCGGATGGCACGGCTTCTTTCGAAACAAAGGATCGCCATTGGTATGCAATATACATGAACAACGTTTCAAATGACAATTTTTTAATTGGAATAATATAATCATCTGTAATTTGATAGTCTCTTAAATATTCTTGAATAATTGCCAGCCCAGAAATATCCGCTAAATTCTCTCCAACCGATAAAGAGCCATCCATTTTTATCCCGTCTCGCGCCGCAAACGTTTCATATTGTTGTATCACGTCATTGACTTTTAACTGAAACATTTTATGATCATGCGGCGTCCACCAATTAAACAAGTTGCCTTTGTAATCATACATGCTTCCCATATCATCGAGAGAATGAGATAATTCATGGGCAATCGTGTACCCAATATACGCCAAATTGTACTCTATTCCGCGCTCATCTCCGTCCAAAAACGGTTTTTGAAGATAAGCAAGCGGTAAATAAATATTATTTTTTGTGGGATCATAAAAGGCGTTTACAATGTAAGCCTGATTCCCGGATAAACTGAAATATGTGGTCCAATCCACCGTTGGTAAATCAACATAGTGTTTTCCTTCGGACTCGATGAGAACTTTCAGGCGCCATGCATTGCACGCAATCATGTTTCCCCATGCATCACTTTTAGAATATGTTATGTCAGGGTCAGGAACAAGGTAGGGTGGATGCGCCATATCTACGCGTATATGTTGCAACTTTAACAGCGCATACTTTTTCGTTTTTGGACTCATCCATGTATTTCTCTCAATAATTCGCATAAATACCGTTTTCAAATCATATGCCAAGTTACTTGCCCATTGAATGTATGCTCCATTTGCATATTTTTTCATATACTCTTCTGTTAAAAATGTGTTGAAACAATACGAAAGCCCGAACACCGGAAATATTTCTTGTGGCAACATAACTGTTTGTCCTCTTACAAATTTTCCGAAAAAATTAAAATAAATTTGCCGCCACGATCGATGAAAACACATCATTTGTTTAAAAAAACAATAATAAAAATAGGTTTGCCATTTTTTAGAATTCCAGTTTTCTTTAAGAATTCCAGTAATTTTATCTAAATAATTCATATTGTCAGTAATAAAAAAACGAGGCACATATTTAAATCCAATACCTTTTGTCAGTTCACTCCAGTTCAAATGATACTTTTCATGTGCTTCCTTTGCGCTAACAACATTATAACCATCCTCGGCTTCTTTCACGTTTGGATCATACGAATTCATAACATCGGCCATTTGTTTTTCAACGTGAATCACATCCTCTGGATCAAAGCTGTTGCCATCTTTTCCAAATGCTAACTCAAAAATTGTCGAAACAAACTGTTTAAATCGCTCATTGAATTTTTTTTTGTATTGTTGTTTTTCATCGCCATCGTTTCCACCACCATCATCATCTGTCGGATAAAGATCGTCATCGTAATAAGAGAGAAACGGCGTAGTTATGTGACACCGATTAATTTGCGAATCTTTTTCGTCGGTTAAAATGCTAAAAGAAATTGGACAAAATTCTGCCACGATTTCATTTCGATTCATGTAAACCAAAAGATCAGTACATGTCTTATTTTGGAAAATATCTTGCAATTCTTGCTTTATTTTAGCCCAATGTCGTTCGCAAGATGCTTCGTCAGAGTGCAAAAATGAATCATACACATTTCGTATCATGTTCGATTTGTGATTTGAATGTTCCGATGTATACGTCTTTACAATGTCAATGAGTTGATAGTAAACTTTTTCCTGAAGTGTTCGAAAACTGTCGATGCGAGTATAATATTTTTTCATCTTTTTATCTTTCATTTCTTTTAACCAGTCATAGTTTACATACGTATAAAAATCATCTTTTGGGTTCACATCTTTGGGTGCAATTGGTTTTTTAAACACATCAATCAATTCTTTTCCAATCGTATTGTATTTTTTTGCATTTTTTTTATTTTGTTTCACCCTTCTATTTTTAAAATAATTTTTAAAATTTTCTTCAAATGAATTATTTACAGTAATACAACCCACTTTATCATCAATTATAATTTTGTCAATTTTACCACTTTTCTCTTTTTTATCTTTACTTGTTTTCGCTATGTGTGTCTTTTTTTTATTTTTTCTCGTTTTATTCATTTTTATCCACGTTTATAATATCTACTATTATATTTACTATTATATATAAAGAAATAAATACTAAACATTCATTATTTAAATTTATACTTAATTTTATACATTTTCTCGTTTATTTGCCATTCGTAAAAATACTTCAGCATATGTCATCCCTCTATAAATGTATTGCATTCGTTTTTTTTCATCTGAACACAAGTCAAACCAACTTGTATAGTCAATTCTTTCCCCGACACATGAAACCTCATTTTTTATGCTGACATACGATTTTTCATTTTCCAATTTTCGTATCATTTGTTTGACACATATTTTCAAAAAATCAACAAGCGACGACTCTCCATCTATCGTTTCATGATACTTTTCCCATATGTTTCTAAATCCAAGAATTTCGTCAGGATCGCATTGTTGGTCTTCCATGCAAATATTTACGGGGTAATTACACATGACTCCACCATCAATATAACAGCAAACACGCTTGCATTCTTCAACACACCCTTCTTCTTTTTTATTTAATTCTGTTTCAATAAATACTTTTGGAGAGAAAAGAATTGGAAATGCGCAGCTCATTTTTATTGCATCCATGACTTTAAGTGATGGGTGCGTCTTATAACTCAAATTTACAAGTTGAAATGTGTTTAACTCAACTGTCATAATATGAATTTCTTTTTTATTAAAATGATACAACTCATCCAGCGTGACATCCAGCGTCAAATCTTTTGCTAAGAGTAGGGGTTTCATGATAATATCAAAAAAATCACCCGACATAACTCCTTTATTTGTATAAACGTCCAACACGTCATTAAATGTTGAATTTTTTTGCAGTATTTCATCCCATGGACACTTTATAATATATTGATCTAGTGTTTCCCAGTCATACTGAAGTGATAGAATTATACCAAATAATGCACCAATTGACGTTCCATAAATTGATTCAATATCTTCCATATTCCAAAATTGTTGTTGTTCAAGATATTTTGCCGCACCGTATGATAAAAGTCCTGTAGGACCACCACCACTTATTACAATATGCTTAATTGTCATTTGAAGCCTTTACTTTTTTTGTATTTTATATTTTATATTTTATATTTTTCAATATAAATATAGTTGTTTCTCTCTACATTCATTGATTGGATTTTTTTAATATATTTTTATCTATGAATTAAATATATAAAAAAAGAAAAGAATCTTTTACATAAAATACACAATGGATAATTTATTTTACTCACGCGATGAAGAAAATGAAGATGTTGAAAATGTGCGAAAAATAAATTTAGATGAATTGTATGACAAGAAAAAAGAAAAAGATTTACAGAAGCTGCAAATATTTAACCGTATATTAAATCGAATTCATGAAAAAATTAAAATGACATCCAGACAAAAATTAAATAGCAGTTTTTGCTGGTACGTTGTCCCGGAAGTCATGTTGGGATACGTGAATTACGATCGCGCCATGTGCATTTCATACGTGCTCGCAAAATTGGAAGAAAACGATTTTCAAGTGCGATATACACACCCCAACCTGATCTTTATAAGCTGGGGACATTATATTCCCACCTATGTGAGAAATGAGTTTAAGAAGAAAACAGGAATCGCAATTGATGAACACGGAAATCGTAAAGATGAAAACACCACAGATGGAACCGACGGTGGTGGTGGCATTCGTCTCATTACCAATTCTTCAGGTTCCAGTTCTGATAACGGCAACCTCGATCACGCATTGTTAAACCGAAATAAATCTATGACAACGGGAACCAATGGAAGTGTTATTATTAAAAAGGAATACAAACCAATTAACAGTTATAAACCAACAGGAAATTTGGTATATAGTAACGATTTCTTGAAAAAAATTGACGAGCGAATAAATAATTAATAGATAATTAAATAAATACTTAAAATAAAATTGAAATTTATATAACAGAATAAAGAATACTTAAATGCACCAAAAAAGGCAAGAAAGAAATGTCAAGGAGAACAACAAAAACGAAGACGAAAACTATTTGTTCTAATAAAGAAGAAGAAGATAAAGAACAATATGATAATAAACGATGCATTCTGATTTGGAGTCCCAGAGAATACGGTCTCACGATTCTCACGATGAAAAATGCGAAAGGGTCTGAATTATATGAGAAGCCCATATTTTACATTCCACTAAGAATATTTATGCGCTGTGGTGCATTTTGGTCCGCGCTCCACTTGTCTACAATATTTTGGGAACAAAAACCTTATAACATAGAACGATCATTTCAAGAAACGGAAAGAATAAAGGGTGCGTATCTCATCGAATTTGCACCCGATATAGCGTCAATTTGTAAGAGATGGGCCAAACAATGCATCAATAAATTACATGATTGGCCTCGTGATCCAGAAGCAGAGGAAGCGTTTGTTGAAATTATTGTGTTTCAGGATTCACTCAAAGATAAAATTATAGATGCCATTCATAGACATGCATTACAATTCAAGTTTTCTGAGACGGATAAAAATGGCATTTTCAATGTGTTTGAATCTTAAAAATTAAAATATAAAAATAATAAAATAAAATATAATCCATTATTATAATAAATAAAAAATAAATTTAGAAAAAAAATGCCATACACGCTTCGAAAACAAAAAAATAGAGGATACAAAGTATGCAAAAAAGGAACGCGCAAATGCTTTTCTAAACACCCACTAACAAAACGCATGGCAAAACGTCAAATGCGTGCCCTATATTTACACGAACGAATGAATAAAATGAAGAAATAATACTTGTAATTTTTTTATCTTGATCAATGTAAGAAAGTAAGAAAATAATAGTAAAAAAATATAAAATAAAATTGAAAATGCCGTATAGTATTTGTATAAAATATATAGAACTGATAAAAATAATAAATCAATATGCGTATTATTTTTACCTTTATCAAAATGATTACTATGATAGGAATATGTTTACATGTTCCCATCATTCATTTTCTCGTTCAGTCGAGGAGAGAAATGCATGAAATAAACAATGAAAAACCTTACTGTAGTGTTTCTGATGACTATTTTAGTGACTACTATCTTTTACTTTGTGCACTTGTATTTGTAACAATGCTGTTTGTTTACATGTTTACTGTTTTTCATACATTTGAATATGACCAATTTGACTGGGAAGAGTATAGTTTATTTGAACTTGTTGAAAATTATTACATTCAACGCGACTCTAATAAAATTTACATTCAGCGCACTATTTATATGATAAAATTCAGTTTTGCATTTATCGGATATGTCTCTGTAAAAAATGTGTTTCATTATTTTACAATGAATGAAGACAATAATCATTGTCAAATAATGTATGAGTTTATGGGATTCGGACTTATGCCATATATATTCATGAGTATTACGAGTTATTACAATTTCTTCATCGGAGTCATATTATTTATTGCAACCATTTTCGCACCAAGAAAAATGTTTTATTACTTCGATCAAATCCTTGAAAACAGAAAAAAAACACGTCACAATAATAATGATAAAAAAGATATAAAAATATTCATAGGTTCTGTTCCAGAATGTTGCGTATGTTATGAAGAAGATTGTTCAATTAATGCATGTGGACATCTTATTTGCAGCACATGCGTTTCAAAATTAATAAATGTGAAATGTCCTCTTTGTATGTCGCCGATTCATATTATTCAATCTTATAAAGACTATAAAAAAATATAAAAATATAAAAAAAATATAAATACAAAATATTGACGCAATTAAACACAAATCATTTTAAAATGCAATTTTTTTATAAAAATTGAATATTTTATTTTTTTTTTATCAGCATCTAATTCCATTCATCCATTTATCATAATGATGGCGGCTTATCCTCGCAGTGACATTCGTTCCATATTTAATACTGTAAGACCAGTTACAACGCCAACGACTGCAAGTGTCACGACCACGACGACCATGATAACAGAAAAAAAGGAAAAAAAACAACCTACATCTGCGGCTGTGAAAAAGGCTGAAAAAAAGACAGAAATTGATTACCTGTGTGACGCGTACTGTAAAATTATAAAAAGCAAAGAACCGCTTGACAAGGATAAAATGAAAGAACTGTTAACACGCATTGTGGAACATTTCAAAATACGACCTAAAAAATTATATCGTTATTTTCACTATATAAAGTATAACTCAGGAAAAAAAACAAAACTGACATTAGAATTATTATTACAAAATCCATTTGAATTTATTTCATTTCAAAATCAATTCATTTCATACAAGGATGCAATGAATATATGTCAAGAAAATGATACATTTCCAGAGTTGCATGTTCGTGTTAAGTCATGGATATATGACTATTTCATCGGGAAACAAAATAAGTATTACATTTCAGAAACGGACTCATGTAAACTATTACAAGAATTTTCAAGCGAATTTATAAAAGAAAAATCACAAGCCGAACAAATATTGTTTGGAATATTAATTGAAATGAAATTCGGGCAAAAAATATTTTACACGACGCACGAATTCATAGAACATGAAAAAATGATTGGAGACATGGTTCTTGACTTGTTTCACCATGATGACGACGATGAAGACGGTGAAGAAACAGATGCTGTTGTTGCCGCCGCTGCTACTGAAAATCGAGAAAAGGAAGAAAAGGAAATAGAAGAACATATTAAAATCTTTATTAGAAAATACAAAGGTGACGATTTTCAGTTTGAACCAGAGCAGTTAGAGGCGATTCGCAAAGGATGTGCGTTGCAAAGCGGTGAATTATTGAATATTACGGGTCCACCGGGTACCGGCAAGTCCACTATTGTAAACTGTATTGTAAATTATAAGTTGGACCGCAATTCGAATATTGCAATTATGGCTCCAACAGGACTTGCACAAAAAAGTCTAAAAAACACGTGTAAGTATGATGCAATACATGATAAAAATAAAAAAATTATATTTTCAACACTGCACAGAGCCATCAATTTCACATTTGTTCAACAAAAACAAAAAGATGATTCTAACTCCTCCTCCATGTTTGAACCATTTGAACCCGATATATTGATTGTAGATGAAGCCTCTATGATCGACTTGGACCTGTTCTATAAGCTATTGAAAGCTTGTAAACAATTCAAGACTTCACTCATTTTAATTGGAGATGTAAACCAGTTACCACCCATCGGTCCCGGAATACCATTTGAATCTATTATCAACTCACAATTATTTGATACAATAAAATTAAAAAATATAAAACGACAAAACGGTAACCTGAGAGAAATTATCGAAAAATTAAATATGCCAAATGGAGTTTCTTCGAGCGATTTTGATGGAGAATGCTCAATATTTATTGAGGCAAAAACGTCTGAACAAATTGAAAAGGCAGTTATGGATATATATCATCGTGAAATGACCCGTGATCAAAATGTTGAAATTCATACTATGTGTGCTCAAAGAGAAAAAGGCGTGTTTCATTTGAATCCCGTAATTCAGAATTTGAGAAATGGTAAAAGCGCAGAACTTTTTGTAAAAAAATACGATAGTGGACACCAACATCGGTTTTACGAAGGCGACCACGTTATGCGAACTGAAAATGATTATAAAGATGAAAATAATGTTCGCGTAAACGGTGATGTTGG